GGGCGCTGCTAAGCAGCCCAAAACGGTTTCCATAAGGTACTGGATACACACCACGATAGAAATTCTTTAGAGGAATCGCATCCCAGAGTGTAGCTCTGATCATCTGAGCCTCGGCATCGCTAAGGGTGCCCTTGACTGCCTTGTTCAGAATGCCGTTGCCAGTCTTTCTATCAAGCGGGTTACCAGCTTGGTCAACCACAAGCAACTCGCCGTCAAAAACAATATCATAATCATACTTCGCAGCCAGCCGAGAAAACGCATCCAATAGTAAGCTCGAACCACGGCCCTCAGGAAGAATGACCTCACGCCCATTTCTCGTTCTAAGTTCTATGGTGTTCTTGTCACGGATGATCGCGTTAAAGCGCATGCCATCCAGTTTGAGCTGACAGAGGGCTGGGAACTTGACTTTTTCGACGAGCTTGACGTCGAACCCAGAGGCCAACATGCAGGGGTAGGTAGGGATGAGGTTGGGTCGGATTTTGTTGATGGTTGCTTCACTGACTCCGCATTTGAGGTCTTTTGCAATGACTCGCTCAATAACCAGGCTATCTTCGGCACTCACGTTCTCCAGAATGAAAACCAGATGATCAATGCCTGCGTTACCAGTCAGTTCACGACTACTGAGTCGACTCAGCAAGTCCAGGCCTTCGGTCAGGCTGAGTTCGCCGTTGTCCGACTTGGTGTGCGCAGGAATTTTCTTGATATAAAAACTGATGAAAGGGTCCAGAGCCAGCTTTGCAACATCCCAGAAATCTGAATTGGGTTTCAGATTGCGAAGGATTGCCTCCTTAGCGAGTCTGGATGAGTCGTTGGCTAGGCTCTGTAAAACTTCTAAGATTGGTGATTTCATTGATTAGATCCTGCTCAAGTTTTCTGACATGAAAGATATTGTCTACGTACTCTGCGTATAAGGTCTGTTCAAAACCATAGGATGGTGCGTGAACCAGACGTATACAAAAACTATTAGCCCAATTCACGTAGGCGACACGAACCTTCAGTTTGGTGGCGATGCTTGATAGCACGTTTATAGACACGCTTGTTCTCCACCGTACGAATGTACTTGCTGCTCCAGAGTTCCTGGGCCAAGGGGTTGCGCTTTTTGATTGGCTTGTTCATATGTTCTCTCACTCAAGCCATGATTATAGCACCTTCGAGTCAGTCTGTCAAGCATTTTTCGGCAATGAAATCAGTGATTTAGAACCCAAGAATGCGCGGGATCAACATGAGTCTGTACACTGTATTCACGCCGCAGCCCTGTTTCTTTGGGCTTGTTCATGAACGCACCTACACGTTCCTGAACTTCCTCCAGAGACCTGTACACTCCTTCGATGGTCGATTTCCTTGTTCGATGCATCTTATCCACATACTTGACCTCTAGAATATAACGTTCCATTATGCGGCATCCTTCATGCTAGTGGTGCCTGTAATGGTCTCATACAGGTTTTCAAATTCTTCGTGGTCCTGCTGCTCCTGGGTAAAATTCTGCTTATGAAAGACCTTGGCCATGCGACGAAAGGTTTTCTTGTTGAGCTGGAAATTCTCGCAGGTATTGGCTATGGCTTCTTTGATAAAATCTCGCTCGGCTTCAATGCGTGTCATACTACCCGAGATTTCTGAAAGGGCATCACGAATGGCTTTACGATCTGCAGGGCTACTAGGTAATGTCATAATTATTTCCTTTTTTCAACTTCTTCAAGTGTTAGAGACATGGATGACAAATGTTTTGTCAGTATTCTATACTGCTCGATATCTGGAATTCGAATCTTTGGTGGAGCAGTCATGGCATAGAATTTGGTTTCTTCGAATTCCCAGGCAATGTTCAACTTCTCAATTTCTTGCATGATAACTTTTCGACTCCAGCCATCCAGAGGCCAGACAAACTGGTTGATCTCATCGCAACTAAATGCAGGTCCAACACGAAATGATGCCTTGTTGTATTCGGGCGAGGCATCTGTGTACAAAGGTCCAGCATATTCTGGTGCGCTATACGCGCCCATACGCTCTATAAGTCGTCCCAGTAAACGCAGAAAGCGTTTCATCTGCTTCCTGCGGGACTGATTGGAGCTGGACCAGGACGCTCTACACAGCCATCCTGATTTTGCATACGGTCACCAATGATGGCTCCAGTAGCTGCACCAACTGCAGCGCCAGCTACACGGCCCGTTCCATGTCCTATGGTGCTGCCCAGCAAGCCACCTGCAACGGCGCCTACTACGGCTCCGGTATTTGATCGGTCCTGAATAGGTGCTGCAGAATTACTGCTGGCTCCACGATAACAATGCTTGGGCCAGGAGCTGGTTGCAACTGTACTACAGCCTGCCATCACTGCACTGATCCCCAAAATTGCTAATAATTTCATGACAATCTCCTTTTTTCATATTCAACACAATTCATCCATTGAGCATCATCATCTAAATGATTGCACTTCTCTATGGCCTGTACTGTGGTACAGCCAAACTGGAGAAACAAAGCCACACAAAACATAACAACGAAGAATATGAATCCCAGTGTTCTTTTGTAACCATGTTTGTTTTGGCTGACGTCTTTCATGTTATCTCCGCATACTAGAAATTTCTTTGGCTTCGCTGTCGCTGAAGATAGGGACAGCATTTGATTTGTGCATGGTACCGATGCCAACAATCTTGTCTCCAGTATAAACTGGATTGGCACGCTTGGATGCGTTACCTAGGCCTGTGTCCAGACTAGGTATATGTGAGTTGGTGGTACGTCCTGGCGGTGGTGCCAGTTTAGGGAAGGGACGGGTAATCGGTCTAGAGCTAACAATTTTGCCTTTAGTGCTATCAACCAAGGCGGTCCAGCTTTGATGTAATTCTTCATGTTGACGTTTATGTTCGGCACTGCGCCATTTCTGCTTTCCGCGACGCTTGCCTGTGGTGGTAAACTTGGGATGCTCCAGATGCATGGTCATAATATAGTTCCTGGCAGTTGCAGAGTTTAATACTAGCACACTTATTTCAGGTTGTCAAGCTTCTTTTGCCTGTTACGGTCTTGCCATTCCAGATCCCAGTAACGGCGTGGTAGGGTACAGACACTGTAGAGCCTGGACTGATTGACTCTGGGCGCAGATCCGCTCCAGTGTTGTGTCCAGGGCCCAACAGCATTTCCCATGCCAAACCCTTGCGGGGTTGAACCAGCTGAGTCAAAACTGCCAAACGCATCAAAATCGTCGCTCATGTTTCGCTCCCTTTTTTAGATAACCTTTACGTATATCCAAAAGCCTGTGATCGAAAATGCGCACAACCGGGTCTGGATGGCTCTGTGCCACCCAGTCGTCTTTTACAGGCTCTGGCTCTGTTCCAACTGCATTTCTGGGGTCTGGTCCATCTGACTCAAAGATGGAGCTGATCCAGCCCCAGATGCCTTTTTTCTGCTAGTACGTGGTGCCTTGGCTTTGGCTTCGACTTTCTTGGCATCTGGTATTTTAGCATATGCAAAGTTGTCAACGAAGAAACCTGGCCAGGCTTCCTGAATTAGCTCAGGTGTCAGACTAGGAAACAGATGCGTTAGTTTACGATCCTTGATCGCAACCACGAACTCTGCTTCGGTCCAGTGTATGGCTTTGAGCATTTCAATGAATAGTTCTTCGCGTTTCATGCGAGGAATAAAATGCGGATTCTGTACGCCGTTCTCAAAATGGCTCTGACGTTTGATATCGTCCAGCCAGACATTTAGACGACGGTATTCCTGAAATAGATTGCTCTCAGTGTAACCGATTTCACGTGTACGATCAACTGTCATGGGCCTGAGATCAGACTCTGTTATGTCCACGCCCTTGGGTACTTCCATGGGCCAGCCCTCGGGCAGACCCCAGGTGATACGAGCATTGAAGTTGATGTTTACCCAGGCTCGAAGCATTTTTCCATAAGGCCATTCCTCACTACGGTCATAGGCACGTAGAAGCCGAATTTTCTCGGCTCTGGAACCTGCTTTATCAACTTCTTCGAACACTTGGGGGATTGTTGTTTTCATTAGAACTCCTCAATGATTTCCATCATGTTTTTCATCTTGTTAGACACGAAATAACCAAACAGCTGACTACGGTCTTTCTTGGGCTGTGACAAGAATTCTTCCATGATATTTTTCTCAATACGCTCGGGGATAAAATCAAAATCCACGAGCCTTTGATTACGTTCCCAGCGATTCTGGAATTCCAGGTCCTGGGGTCGACGATCGGGATCGGCCCATTCGTCTATTTTTTTGGTAGTGATCGGACGTTGCCGAATGTTTTCGAAGATGCTTTCGTCGGCACTAAGGATGTTAGGGATTCCGTCTCCCTTGTCGCCCCTGATGATGTGTTCCAAAAGAGCTCTCTGCGGCGTTGTGTCTGGCTTGATAAATTTTTTCTGTATTGGCGAGAATTGTTTGACATTGGCATACTTTTGTAATTGTACGAAATCGTGATCACCGCTCACTACCAAAAACGGCGCGGGCTCGTCAAAGAGAGGATTACCAGAACTCGATGACTGACTGTATTTAGCCAGGACAGCGATGATGTCGTCAGCCTCGGCTTCTTCTACCCAAAGAACTTTGTATGGGAAGAATTGTGCAATTTCGGAACGAATTGTATCCAGTGCATCAAAGATGGCACGCCAGTCCAGACCGCTTTCTTCACGGTCCTTTTTGCGATGAGCCTTGTAGTAGGCAAAGATTTGCTTGCGCCAGTAGTTTTTACTGTCACAGGCCAGCACCATCTCACCATATTCTTTGCCAAATTTTTTCTTGTAGCCGCGTATGCTGTTCAGGATCATGTGACGCAATAGCGGCAAATTGATCTCCACATCGGTACGACCACCAATTTCTGCCATGAGATTACTAATGGCAGTCTGGCTGTAGTCAATAACAATCATTTTACAACCCTTAGGATTATGCACTCAGAATTCACAATGCCATTTGGAGTGCTTGGTTTTGTAGTCAGCGATTCCATGAACTTGCGAAGCTGTACCTTACCAGCCTGCAGTATTTCCTGAGTCATGGGACCTGGCTTTCGCAGAGTACGCTGTTCAGACATGTCGGGATCATAGTTCTGAAGTCTGGTACCCTTGCATTGTATGCCCTGGCCACTGTCAGTGCGATAGACGCACACTCTTTTGGATTTAGTATTGTAGATCCAGACCTGGCTGGCTCCAATGATCTCCACAGGACTGACGCTGCTAAGACTGAGTTCAGGAAAATCTTTCATGAACTGAAGCTTGGCAACCTGTACTGTTGCTGGTTTGACTTTCTTGGGACGTGGGGCCCGATTGGCTTTCTTGAAGGCTCCGTATTTGGAGCAATCTTCTACCATGGTAGCAAAGAATTTTGCAACATTCTTCTTGGCAGTCTTGTTATAGTGCGCGTAGCCTTCCTGAATGTCAGGATCCTTGCTTTCCAGAATTTCAATCCATTCACGAAGCTTGGCCTTGGCCCAGTCCTGAATACGTTGAACATAGGCCTGAGGAATTTCCTTGGAACGAAGATCGGACTCTAGACTGAACTCTGTACCTGCAGTGATATAGTCGTCAAAGGCACCTTCCAGGCTTCCCAGATATTCTCGAATCTTGGCATCCATGGCGTCCTGAATACTGGGACGATTTACAGTCTTTTGTACCTGAGGCTTGGGTGCCTCAGCACGTTCCAGGAATTCATTGAGGTGGAGATTTATGTTTTCAGTATGAAGGTCACTGATCTTGGCGCCGCGAAGAATCAGCCTGGCCAGATATCCATAGGTGGGATGTGGCTCACCTTTGACGGTGTCAAAGGCTTTGAGGTCAGCTGGACGATGAATCTTCATCCAGGCTCGTAGCCATTTTGCTGCAGTCTTTCGGTCACTCTCTGCATGATACCAGCTCAGGGCTCGCATCAGCATGGTAGTATATGCGTCCTGTCCGTGCTGTATTTTTGATACATCGGGCTCTACATCGGTCTTCTTGACCTTGCGCGGATCTGCTACCTTTTCAACCATGATATCTCCAAGTAAAATCTAATTCTAGCATAACAGGCATAATTTTGTCAAGCATTACAATTTGCAATCTTCCCTATCATTTGGAGAAATTTCACGACATTTCTTGTACCATTCTGCTCGTGTGTCGAATTTTTCATCGACGGTCAAGTGATGTGTTCCCAGCGGGTCATGTACACCAGATCTAAACCCAAACAAAGGATCGGTATTGCCTGTGAGTATCATGAGCCAGAGTAACAGGATCATGGGTATGGCAACAATTAGAACTGGTGCATAGTTTTTCATGACTCTAGCTGCACCGACTGTAGACGGTCAAAACGGAAACTGCGCCAGGAATCAATCTCTAATTCCCAGACACTCAGAGCCTCGGCACTGCGCTGCTGTTCGGAATGACGATCAACTGCGGGCAGATGCTTATCATTTAGAGTACAGCGCATGGTTCGTTGTGTACCATCTTTCTTGGTGAACACCACAGTACAGATTCCAGATCGCAATATGGTAACAACCTTTTCACGAATTCCTGCCTGGATGTCTGGGGTTGATTTAGCGTAAAACTCAGAAAATTCACTCATGTATGTTTACTCGTTCACATTGATAAAAACCTGCCCAGACGTTTTGCCATTGGCAGTGAGTCTGGCAGGGTCGCGTCTCTTGCGCTCAACGACGGTAATCTGTCCGCCCTTGGCCAAGAAATCCTGGATGCTCTGATCAATTTCTTGCTGGATCTGTTCTTTGCTTCGGTTATCGAAAAGACTTTTTAGTACACCCATGATGGATCTCCGTTGGTTTGAGGGATTATCGGTTTGTTCCAACATATTCAAACAAAATCCACTTGGCCCGATTGAGGGTTTGACGTACATCCTCAACAATCATAATATCATATGACCCGCCGTTGTCATGGGCAAGCATTTCCTGCGCATCGCTCATAAGGCTAGCAGCCATCATTGCAGGACCGCTGTGACGAAATGTCAAACTTTCCTCAACAGCCTCACGCATGTGCTTGACTGTAACACCGTACATACGGACTTCACGCTGTTCGGTTGGGCTAAGATCTGCTAGACGCATTTTCTGCTCCTTAGACGAAGGCAACAATAAGGGTGAGGATCACGAAAAATACTGACATCACGTATCCGAACTTGCTCATTTCAATCTCCTTTTTCATCGTACCTTAATACTAGCACCTTTGTAAAGACCTGTCAAGCCCTAGGGGTATTTTATTTCTCCAAGAAAATCAATGAGTTACTCACAGGGGTCATTGGGGTTTAGAGCCTTACAGGCCATATACCATTCTTCACGTGGTGTTAATTTGTGAAGGCTTCGCGTTTCATTATATTGTTGTTGAGTGACCGCAGCCCTACCAGCAAGACCCTGAGACGGTTGTGATGGACCTGCCTCAATTCTTCTTGGCCCGTTTTGTACACTATGTTCCCATCTACGCTGTTCTGCTGCTGATTGTTCGGCAAGAATACGATTTTGTTCTTGTTGAGCGGCACGATTATCATTCAACCACTGTTGTTCTGCTGCTCTTCGTGCTTGTTCTTGTTCCTGAGCCTGTTGTCTCCTCTGTAGTTCCTCTTTACTCTGTCTGTCAAGGTTGACTTGATACGCCTTCTGTTGTTCTTCAAAATTGCCTTTATACACCTGATAGACCCAAAATGAAGTCATCGCATCCAGAGCAAGTATAGTTCCCACTGCGGCGCTTAGTATCAATCTTCCTGGTTTCATAATTTATTCGCCTCTAGAAAACTGGAAGGGTGGCTACAAATATCCAGCCAGCAATTGCACCAACAACGAGTCCTATAACAATCGGAATTGCTATAGAATCTTCGTCCAAAGGTTGAGTCCTGGAAAGAATTTCTTGCTCTGTTGTTTCCACAATGTCTAAACAGGCATCGGCGTAGTCGCGTTCTACTCTTTTAGACTCAACCGCTTCGTGCATACTTGCGCGTATCTTGTTCAATCGATCGTGTATCATAATCATATAACCTTGGCGAATATAGTAACCAAAAATCCTATGG